AGCTCCTCCCCATTGATGCGGTCGAACTCGAAGAAGCGCGGATCTCGCCAGGCCAGCTTCGAGGGCTGCCACAGGTCGGGCTTCATGTCCCAGACCATCTCGGTAGCGCTGATCCCCTTGCCCACGGCATCGAGCATGTCGAACAACTCGAGTTGGAGCATGTCGCGCTTCAGCCAGGTTTCGAGCAGCGCGGCGTCCTTCTTTCCCTCCTCGCTGTCGTCGGCCGGCTCGACCTCGACCGGCAGACGCGCGACCGCGAGCTTGCGGGTCCGGATCTGCGCGAGATAGTGGAGATCCTTCTCCTCCATCTCCTCGGCCAGCTCGAAATAGGCAATCGCGTCACCGTCCTCGGCGCTGCGAAGCAGGCTGCCGAGCCGGGCGGGGGTCAGCCCCTGCGCCGGGTGCCCCGACTGGATCGTGCGCACGCTGGCGCGCTTGGGTGCGGCGATCTCCTCGCCGAGCTTGTCCTTGATCAGCGGGCGGCCATCGGGGTGGACCAGTGCAGGTGGTTTCGAGGCCATGCTATTTTCTCGCATTGTAGTAGAGCTGGCGGCGCCCGCTGCGCATGAGAATTTGCCCCTGCGCAGAGTGAATCGTCTGCATGAATTCGGTCGCGTCAGTGCCTATCGCTTCCGGGTTCGGCAGCTTGCAGAACTTGTTCCAGGCCTCGCCCAGGAGCATCACGATCTCGGTCTCTTCAGCTGTCAGTTCGAGCTCTTCACGCATCACCAGGCTCCTCGTTGCTGAAACCGTGTGCCGTTGGCGAGGCCGGGCTTGTCATCAGGATGTGCCCAGCCTTCGGCGCCGCGCTTGGGTCCGCCCGTTGCCTTGCCGTCGCGCGAGATCCCGCGATATTCGTAGAGCGACCCGGCCATCTCATAGGCCTGCACCATCAGGGCATAGGCCCAGAACTCGTCGGCATGGACATCGCCGTCGTTGACGATCCGGATGCCGCCGCTTTCCTCGCTGCCCATCTTCTTGATCGCCATCAGATCGGCACGGGTGCGGGCATCGGGGCGGACGCGTATCTTTCGCTCTTGAAATGCGCGCTGCAGACCGAATGCCAGGTTCACGCGCTCGGGGCCGGTGAGCAGGACACCAACCACCCGGCTTGCGCCATGCTTGCGCTGCTGGGCCTCGACCACCGGCTCACCCATCCCGGTCTGGTCAACCCGCCACTGAACCATCCGGTAGTCTTCGAAGCTCTCATCAAACCATGCGTCCTGATGCGCGAAGGTTTGACCTACCTCGCGGTAGCCATCGCGTTCCCACAGCACATCACCGATCTTTTCTCCGACAAGCTGGATCTGGCCATCACGCCTGCGCGCAACGTCGCGGCCGCCGTAACATAGCCCGCCCTCGTACAGCTCCGGAATGCCCGCCTCATCGCTCTCGCAGGCAATGATGTCTTCGAGACTGATCAGGGCGCCACTGCCCTTGGCAGGAATACAGTCGAGCTCCTCGGCCGCGTCGTCGCCATAGCTCGCGCGGATATCGGCTTCCCACTGTTCCTTGGGCGTCAGCTCGCTGCCCTTGGTCTTCGACACCAGCGAAACGCGCTCGTAGAGCCCATCGGCCATCGCGTCGGCAAAGGTGATCTTGATCGGCACGCCGCGCCGCTTGCCTGCGCGAATCTCGTCAAGAAGAACGCTGAACTTGTTGGCGACCCCATCGTGGGTCGAGATCACCACCACCTGGCCACCCCAGATCAGCAGTGCCATCGCCGACTTGAGCACCTCGTCGACGTTGCTGTGGAACGCCGCCTCGTCGATGATCACGATCCCCTGTTTACCGCGCAATGCGCGAGGGACCGATGGAAGCGCGGTAATGCGGAAACCCGAAGCCATCCGGATCGAGAACGCCTTGACCCCGTATTCCTTGCCCTCATCGCCAGTTACGAGGACCTCTTCTTCCTCGATGTCGCCTGCGACCAGGTTGAAGGCACGGGCCCACATCGCACAGACCTCGATGAATTCGAGCGCCATGTCCTTGTCGTAGCCCATATACCAGACATTCTGGCCACCGGCGCTAACGGCGCTGGCCGCTTTCAGCGTGGCAAACGCGCCGACACCCCAGGTGAGACCAATGCGGCGCGACTTCTCGATCACGACCAACGCGGTGCCGGCGAATAGCTGGTCGACGACGCGTTGCTGATACTTCAACAACAGATCGCCCTGCGGAAGTACGCTGAAAGCTGCCTCGGTCTGGGCGCGTTCCATCGCACGCTGTTCGGCAGTGATCGGCTGCATGGCCAACGCGAGACCGGCTGCGGCGGCGGCGACCTTCCTGATCATGCGTCGCTCCCCAGCACTGCAAAGCGGATCGCATCTACCGTGTCCTGACTGAGCCCCTTGCTTCGCGCCACAGTTGTCGCGTTCTCGGCGGCCTCTTTCGTTGCCTTGGCGGCCGCGCGTGCTTCTGCTTTCTCGACGAGGTCGAGCGAATTCTTCCGCGCGAGGGCCACGTTGCGCAGTGCCTCGGAAAACTCCTTCGCTTCTTTGGTGTCGAGGACAATGCCTTCACCCTCGCGCTCAGCCAGCATCAGCTTGAACATGTTGGCCTGCAGCAGCTGGGTGTTGAGATCGAGCAGTTCGGTACCGCTCTTGTCGCCCGCCTCCTTGGCCAGCGCCTCAGCATAGATCGTGGTCTCGCGCAGATCGGTGGCGACATCGGCGAGGTGGCGCACATGACGGCCCAGTGCCGATCGCGACGGGGCGCGTTCCTTGCCGATCTCCTTGATCAGCGCGGCGCGCACCTCGTCGATCGTATATCCCTTGTCGACCCGCAGCTCGGCGATCAGCTCGCGGATCTCCGGTTCGAGCTTGTCGATCGAGCTCGGCGTCTGCTTTTTCCTGCGGATCGGGCGGCGGGCCATTCAACCCCCCTTCGGCGAGGGCCGTTGCACGCCTGCGATCACGCTGCGGCCATTGGCAACATCGCCGCCGCGCTCGCTCAGGGTTGCAACCACGAGACCTGCTGCCGGTTCGATCGTGGTCACCAGTCGCTGTTCCTGCATCCACGAAAGGTGCCCGCGCATCTGCGCGCGCGTACATGGCAGGCCCATCGCATTGACGGCCTGGGAAAGCACGCTGTCGTTCGCCTGATACGATGCCTGCCCGTCGAGGAGCCGAAGAACCGTAAGTCGGATATGCGCGTCATGTGTCGCGGCAAGTTCGTGCGAGAAGCTCATCACTGCATCCCCTTTGGAACAATGGTCTGGTAGATGATCTCAACCTGTCGCGCGGTCGCCTCGGACCGGGCATCGATCTTGGCCACGCGCTGTGCCATGTCGCCTTGCGTATCGCGGATCGACGGCAGTTGCTTTACGATGGTCTCGATCGCGGCCCGGTTCGCGGCAACCTCAACCTTGACCGAAGCCAGCTCGCCAAGCTTTTCGTGAACGTATCCCTGGTGAGACTTCAGGTCGCCGGTCACTGCCTTCAGGCTTTCGGCGATGCCGTTGACAACGGAACTGTTGGCACTCTGCGATTGCGCGATCTGGGACAGATCCCGGTCGATCCGCGCGATCGACTGAAACAGTTTGGAAATGTTCGCGCGCTCTTCCTGAAGCACGCCTTCGATCCGCTCGACATCGCGAGACGAAGCAACGCCCTCGTCGAGGCTGGAGAGCCGGGCCTTGATCCCCGAAACGTCGGTTTTGAGCGACGTTACATCGCGTTGAAGGACGGCTGTGCCGACAGGATTGGCGCCGCGCGCAGTCCAGATCAGGTAACCGAACGTCACCATGATAAAGATGATGATCGCAGCCTGGAGAAGCTGCCCCGGTGTCATTCCAAAAATCATTGATCTCCTCCCGGCTTCCTGCCGATCGTTTCACGCGCTCTGGCAAACACTTCGCTGACGAATTCGCGCACTTCTTCTCCGAAGCGTTCGAGCAACGAATAACCGGAGAACCCCAGCCCGATCGCTACGACAAATGCGAACAGCCAGCTGGGGTGCGATTCGATGATCCACAGCTCGACCACGATCAGCATGATCGTCGAAACGAGAAGGAACATCGGCCAGTCCAGGTCGGCCTCGGTGCGACGCGCAAACGGGCGCGAGAGAACGATCCCCAGTGCGCCAAGCGCACAGGTGACGGCGGGGATCGGAACGCCGCCCACGTCAACAAAGAAGGCTTGTCCGAGATCGGGGTCAGGTGGCTGCACTGTTGCGGCCACGGTGAAGGACGGGACCCAAGCGACCAGAAACTCGCGCAAGGAAAGTGTCAGCGACATGATCACCAGCTCCCCAGCTTGAGGATGATGCGAGAGATCCAGTGGACACGGGCGAATTTGGCGCGGAGCTGCTCGGGCGTAAGGCCGGGGAAGTCCTCGTGCGGCTGGGTGGCGCGCCAGATCTCACCGTCGCTGTAGCACTCGAACCCGCCGCCGTTCGCAGCCCGCATGTCGTCAAGCCAGCGCTGCGCGGCCGGATCGAGCGGGTGGCGGTCTCCGTGCAGGCATTCCGCGCCATGCTCGGCCGTATCGATAAGGCGCTGGGTGGCGATGAATACCAGCAGCAGCGCCGCAACCTGGGAAACGATCGCGCCAACCAGCGCGCTCTCGCTCGCGCCGAATGCGAGCGCGCCGATCGAGGCCTGCACCGCGACTGTCAGCAATGCGCCGAGCCGAAAGCCGCCCCCTTCATGGACGCGCTGGGAGGCCGGGTTATTCCCCCACTTCGAGTCACGCGGATAGCGCGCGAACAGCGCGGTTTTCTCGGCCTTCTCGCCCGGCCGAACGGAAAGCGGCGAGAGTGCCCAGACGAGGAACACCAGCGGCAGGATGAAGGGAGCGATGTCTAGCCAGCTCATGACATGACTGTCCGTGCATGGTGCGAGATTGAAAGCCGGTGAGGTCCGTTCGAACCGTCAGGTGTTCCGTCAAGAAACTCACCCAGGCTTCCCGATATCTCGAACTTCGGCACCAGACCGCCAACTGGCGCGAAGGGTGTGCGAGCGACCGGGGTACCCGATGCGTCGTAGAGCAATCGGCGCGAGGTGGCGGCATTGTCCCAGTCAACATAGCCATCCCAGAGACCGCCAAATCCGAAATCGCCTGCGAAAGGGTAAACCAGCGGGCGGAGCACGCGGCTTTCATTTGCTGCAAGGAAGATCGGACTAGCGTCGGCAAGAGGCAGGTTTTCACCGTTGGTCACAGCAGCCACCGAATGCGCTGCCTCGGTCAAATAGGCGCAGCGTGTATTGGTCGCGAAATCGATTGCGAACACAAACCAGACCGGCACCCCGGCCGCATATTTAACCGTGGTGAAATTGATGATCTGCTGGTCTCCGGAAGAATCGTAGACCGTGAGCCGCTGGTTTCCGTTGGACATCAGCTGCAGGCTCAATGGCTGGGCAGGGCTATTCGACCGGGAACCCAAAACAAGCTGCTGGGTGGCAAGGGCGGCGGCGCTGAACCAGAATGCACCGCTGATCGCTTTGCCGTCCGTCATGCCGTTACTCATACGTCCGCACAGCGCGACATATGGGGCTGCGATCGTGCGCAGCTCCGGTGTGGTCTGGGTGCTCGGCTTGGTGACAATGATATCAAGCGGCGAAAGCAGCAGGCCGTGCTCGTTCTGCGCGACCACTACCAGGTTGGTTTCGCCTGGCGTCAGCGCAGCGCCGCCGACTTTTGTAACCTGGCCTGTATTCGAGACTGCGAACTCTGTGACTTCGCCATCGGCGTAGGTGCGCAGCGCGAAATTTGCTGCGACGCCAATGTAGTTGAGTTGGCCAACGACTGCCCCGTTGGCGGCATCTGCGGCAACGCGCATTTTCGCCGGCGGAGCAAATGGTGGGCCAGTGCCCTCTTCGGCCATTGCCATATCGCCTGCCGACTCATCGATGACCGCGTAGCCATATTTGGACATATGCTTACGATCGACGGCTTCCCAGTAGCCAGCACCGCTCGCACCGATCTTGCGGTGCGGAGTGCTGGCAGTCGAGTTCCAGTAGATGGTCGATTCAGGGTAGTTGAGGTCGGTGGGGTTTCCCGCACCCTGGATGATTGGGTAGTCTGCACCGTCAAAGTCGCTGGCACCGCCACGGTATTTGTACGGTATGATCCCCTCGGCAAGCGCCAGTGCATCGGCAGTGCCATCTGGTGCCTGAAGCTCGCGGCGGAAGCGCATGTATCGTGCCACGTCGAACGCCAGCTCTCCGAAGCTGTCGATCATGTCTTCCTGATGGAATGCGTGGTCTGCACCGATGATCGAGCCGCCGGCATTGAAATTCTCGGTTGGCGTCAGAAGCGCGAACATCCGCTTGCCACCGGTCTGCACGCCAGCGGCAGTGACGTAGTTGCCTTTGACCTGCGCAGGCCAGTCGCGGGTGAAACCGACGACTGCCGGGTTATAGTCGTTGAGGCCTACAAAATAGAACATTGGCCGTCCCACCTGCTCCGGGTGTGACGATGCGAGCGCGACGATTCGAGCGGTGACCTCGATGCTATTCTGGCTGCCGATCCCGCCATTGGCGATATCCTCAATTGCGGGACCGTTCTTACCGCCTTCACCTCCATCAAAAGCAAAAGTCTGGCCAGTGGCACGTGCGCGAAATTGTTCGGGCCACGAGAAGCCCGCAGGCGCGCCGGTGCCGTTGGTGACACTGTCCCCGAACGCGTTGTATTCTTCTGCCAGGACAAGTGCCGGACGCGACATGTCCGCGATGGTCAGCGATGGTGGCGCTTCGGGGTCCGACTGGATGTAGGCGACAATGTCGTAGAGGCGCAATTTGCGCTCCTGGCCATTCTGCAGGATCGGGATGAACTCGGTGCCGTCGAGCGCGCCTGCACTGACAAAGTCACTGGTCTCCGGCAGAATGGTCGCAAACGAGATGCTGTCAGCGATGTCCTGCGCATCGTCACGCGCGGCTTCTGCTGCCGTTGCAGCTGTCGCCGCAGCGGCTTCCGCTGCTTCAGCTGCTGCGCGGGTCGATTTCGCGAGTTCCTCGAATTGATCCCAGTTCCCCGCACCACTTGCGCCGATCTTACGGTACCAGCCATTGGCGGTCGCAGTCGGATCATTGCAAACAAGAGCAACGGCATCCTCGTCATGCGCCAGATCCGCGTCGAGTTCGGCCTGTGTTTGTTTGACCAGATCGGTGGCGATCAACCGGTTGAGAAGCAGCGTGAACGGCGCGGCCTGCAACGGACCGCCCGGCTCGAACACAAGTGCTCGGAGTTCGGCCGGGATCTCGCTGATCTCGGGCAGGTCATCGGGGTTGATGGTAGGCTCGTCGCTCACTCGGTCAGCTCCTGGGGGTTGTTGGAAATAGCGGTCTGTCGCAGTTCCCTATCGATCACAGTGCGCGCTCCTTCTGGCTCCGACACTCGTGGCCGACCTGGCAGTCGACACACCGGGTCGCTGAAGGCAGTGCTGCCCGCCGCTCGGCCCCGATCGGATCGCCGCAGTCCTGGCAGAACTCGTCACCCTTCAAGACCAGCGAGGACCGGATGCGACCAACCTTCAGTTCGTCCTGCTGGCGCTGGAAATCCTCTGCGCGCAAAAGGCCGCGTTCTTCACTCATCATCTTGGACCTCGGTCTGGAAGGGGACTGCCGCCTGCCGCTCCACCCAGCTGATCAACGCATCGAGCTGGATGGCCTGCTCGGTCGCAGTCAGGGCTTCGTCGAGGGTGAGGCAGACGCGGTCCGCGGGGCAGGCGGAAGGAAGTCGAGGATCAGCGGGCGCTGCATCAGCGGAGCTGGCGGCCGCGCCGGAGCCGGACAGACCAGCTGCGTCGGCACCGCGGGGATCGGCTGTGGTGCGGCTTGCTGCGCCCCGCAGCTCGTCAGCACGAGAGCGAGCAGCGGCAAGGCGGTTTTCATAATCATTGGTGATCTCCTGAGTGATGGCAGCCTGCTCGGCCTCGACGCGCTCGACGTTGGCTTCGGCAGCGCGTTGGGCGGCTGCTGAAGCGGCACGGAAGTTGGCAACAGTTCCCGCGAATGCTGCGCGCACCGCGCCGGTCTGCACCTGCGCGCGATCGCGTTCGCCGGTCAGTGTCGCTATATCGGCCCGCAGGTTCGGCGTGATCAGCAATGCATGCGCCGCCCACATCAGGGCGCAAAGCACGAGCGGACCGTTCCGCCAATCGCTGAACAGCCACTTGATCGCTGCTGAGCCCCATTCGAGGACCTTCTCAATCACGCCTGAGAAGAACAGTTTTGCCGCCACCCACATCAGGCAGGCTCCTCCAGCGCAGCTTTGATCGCTGGCCGAATGTCGATCTGGTGCGCGCTCGACCAGTCGGGATTTCCGTTCGCGTGGACACGACGATAGTGATTGACGAAACCGTCACCGGTCCATGTGCCTTTGAAAAACAGGGCACGCTCGGCCTTGCGACGGCCGATGATGGCGCGCGGGCGCGACCAGTTGAGGAACTCGCGATAGGCGGCCCCGCGCTTACCCGCGACGAAGCTCTTCACCCAGTCAGCGCGCAGGATTGCACCGGTATTCCAGTGGAATGAGAGCGCAGCGGTGAGCTGCGCCTCGGACAACGCAACACCCTTGAACGCCCGCATGACTTCGGGAAGATATTTGGTGCGGAGCAGCCATTCATAGACTTCGACTGCACGCTCGATCGTCGAAGGCTTGTTGCGATAGCGATCTACCTTGTGGCCACTGGCATCGGTGACACCAAAACCCCACGTCCAGACGTCCTCGCTGTCGCGATAGGCTTCGAGGATCAGGCCTTCATGCTCGGCAATTTCGAGCATGGTCCGTTCCGAAAGTTTGAAATCGCTCATGCCCTGCGACTACGCTGAGGGCGGGGAGCGCTGTTACCTTAGCCGATTAAGGAAAGCGGTCAGAGCAGGCGTGGCTGTGATTCTTCGTCTCGCCAGCGCCGCAGGATTGCA